GAAAGCTATGGCGCAGGAAAGAAAATGGTTACAGGAGTGCGGAAGGCGGAGAGTGTAAACCGAGCAAAGAACCAGGGAGTAGTTACATTCCCAAAGCCGCACAAAAATGTGAGAGAAATGGTAGACGATGAAAATTTTCATTTAACAGGCAAGGGGGGGTGGTCATTCTAAACTTAGATAATGATGAAAAAAGACGACTGGTCGAACATTGCTATCGAACACAAAAAGTGTTAATCAATCCTCTGATAGATTGGGATGACGAATTCCTGTGGTGGTACATCAAGCACGAAGGAATAGAAATCAATCCCTTGTATGGCTGTGGATGGGAAAGAGTCGGGTGTATAGGATGCCCGATGGCAGGAAAGCATCGAACGTGGGAGTTTGAAAGATATCCTGCATATAAGCGAGCGTACATAAAAGCATTTGAAAAGATGTTGATAGCCAGGGAACAGGCAGGGCTCGAAAACAAGTGCGGATGGACTGACGCAGAGTCTGTGTTCAGATGGTGGATGGAAGATAAGACAGATCCGAATCAGATGACAATAGATGACTGGCTTCACGAAATCGGAGCGGATTATACACTAACAGGAGACTGAACAATGAAGATTGATATTTTCAACGCAGAAGAAAAATACGACATCCTCTACACGGACCCACCGTGGCAGCAAGGCAGGGGCGGAAAGAAAGCGGCCAGACCGAACAGCACCGGAACAACAGTACCATACGAGACAATGGACGTCCCCGGAATTATGGAACTGCACCGCTATGTCACAAACGAACTCATGAATGAAAAGCACAATGTATTCATGTGGACGATAGACAAGTACCTGCCGCAAACAGAGGAAATCATGAGCCTGCTTGGATATAAACTCCACGCAAGGCTGATATGGGATAAGGGCAACGGACCGGCACCCGCCTACACGGTGCGCTTCGCACATGAGTACCTGCTCTGGTTCTACAAGAAGGGAAATATCATCCTCCCAGACAAGGACAAGCGTGGAGCATTCTCCACGGTACTCAGAGAAAACAGCAAGCGGCATCACAGCCAGAAGCCGGAATGTGCCTATCAGATGTTAGAAACATTTTTCCCACAAGCAAAGAAACTGGAACTCTTCGCAAGGGCGGAGCGTGACGGTTGGGACCAGTGGGGAAATGAATTATAAAACCAAAGGAGGAGCAACAACATGGAAACAGTCACAACATTAGACGACAAGGTCAGAGCCTTCAAGGTACTGCTCGACAAGAAAGATGAATTAGCAGAGCAGACCAAGGCAAACAATGAGGAACTCAAAAACCTCGAACAGGAAATCGCACAGCAGATGGTGGACGAGGAAAAGCCGGATACTACGGTGGATGGTTTCAAGTACAGCCTGCAGGAGAAAACGAGATACTCCAAGATTTCAGAAGAAAAGCTGATGGAAAAAGGTCTGGTATTCTTCGATGTCTTGAGAGAGCAGGGATTCGGACACCTCATCACGGAAAGAGTAGATCAACGAACCCTCGACTCTGCGATGAACAATCTGGCGGCCGAGAACGATGGAGAACTGCCGGAAGAAATGGCAGAGGTACTCTCCGTTTATTCGGAACTTAAGGTATCCAAGAGAAAAGCCAACACCAAGGCTCTGAACAGAGCAAAGAAAGCACAGGAGGTATAAAGATGGACTACGAACAGATGGAAATTGACATCACACTGGAAAGTGACCGTGACCTTAAAGAGAATATGCAGGCGACTGCCAAGTTCGCACTGGGGCAGATTATGGAGTATCAGCACCCGACCAAGGTAAAGAACCGCCATGAGGGATACGGCATCGCAGCAGAGGGATATGCGTCCCTGCAGGGCAAGATGAAATCAACCAAGACAGATATGGATGACCTCTTAAAACTCCTGCCGAATGGAGACGGCGATGTCCTCAATGTAATCGGCAGCCTTTACAATTCAGCGGTTGAGGTAGCTGTGGAGTCCATCAAACTGGCAGCGCAGGCACAGAGGATCATGGACGACCTCTACTACGGAGAGAGCGGAAAGCCGACACCGATGGAAGAATACATGGACGAGCAGGAAGCAGGAGCGTCAGAGGATGATGGCTTCGAGGAAGCAGACAATAACAAAGAAGATGCAGAGGAAATGGAGGAATAAGACATGGCAAAGAATGAGGTAGCAACAACAGAAAAGAATTTCAATCTGGTCACGCTGACCGGAGAACTGAAGGAAGCAGTAGCAGAAGAACTGGATGGTCTCGGCACTCTTCCATTTGAGAGAGCAAAGATTCCAAGCGGTGGCGGTCTGGCATTTGAACTGCCGGGAGAGACTGAGGATGAGCCTGTAATGAGTACAGACCTCACCGGAGTTCTTATCCATCATCATCCGGTAAACGCATACTGGAAAGAGGAGTACGCAGGCGGAAATGTTCAGCCGGACTGCTCAAGCCATGACGGAAAGCAGGGAGTGGAGCGTGAGACTGGGGAAATCCATGATTGCAGCAAGTGTCCGCATAACCAGTTCGGAAGCGGAAAGAACGGATCTGGAAAAGCCTGCAAGAACATTCACAGATGTTACATCCTACAGGAAGGCAACCCTGTACCGATTATCCTCGCATTACCGCCAACCTCTCTGAAATACATCAGAGATTACATCGGCAAGCGAATCCTCCTCAAAGGACTCCGCTGCTACGATGCCGTAACTAAGATCACACTGAAAAAGGAAAAGTCAGCAGACGGCATTACATATTCCAGAGCAGCCTTCGCATTTGTGAGTAAGCTGACGGACGAACAGAGAGCCGAGACAAAGGCAATGGTAGAGATGATCAAGGCACAGGCGGACAATATCCCGGATATTGATGAAGCAGACTACAACACCGGAGCCGCCGTGGATGCAGCAGACTTCCAGAGTGTGGACGGAGACGCAAACCTGCCGTTCAACTAAGGCAGACTAAGCCGGGAGCGGAAACGCTCCTGGCATTATCCAAAGGAGGCACAGTATGCAGATATTATTTGATAACTGGACCGGCAGATACGATGACGAATGCTTAATGCCGGGAGACATCGTGGAAGCGGCTATGGTTTACAACTTTAGAGAGAACGCAGGCAATCAGACGGATACTATGATCCAGATGGGCGAGGTCGCAGACATCGTAGGCAACCTGCCAATCTATGACACCATATACAAAGAGAACAGATACTCACCATGGAAGTACGCAGGACAGTGCTATCTGGGAGAGTTACAGAATAGAAATCCGGCACTCATGCCGATGTGCTATATCTGCAGCAGATACAGGGCAGATACCAGAGAGGAACTGGAAGAAAATATCAAAGTGGCGAAGTGGGCAGCAAGCAAGGTAGTCAGCGAAGGAAAGATACCGATCGCACCGCACCTTTACTTCCCACGATTTATGGATGACTCCATCGCCGGAGAGAGATACTTCGGAATGGAAGCAGGCAAGCGTCTGATGATGCAGTGCAAAGAATTCCTCGTAGTGACCGTGGACAATGTGATCAGCGAGGGAATGAATGAGGAAATCGACTACATGACGAACAAACTCATGATGCAGGGCAAGTCAATCAATTTCACAAGACTTGGACTGGAACAGGTAATACTTAGTAGATTGGAGCGATAATATGCAGCAGGCAGCGGAGGTCGATTTAGACCGTCTGGTAGATTATAAAACTGAATACTGCTCCGTTATCAAAAAACACAAGATCACAGGCGACAACCTAACAGGTTTGTGTCCGTTCCATGACGACCGTGCCAATTCATTCTCGGTAGACTTAAAGACCGGAATGTGGCACTGCTTCGCAGAGGATGAGGGCGGAAATTTCGTCACATTTTATGCAAAGCTGAACGGACTGGATACCAAGGAAGCCTATAAGCAGATACTGGAAAAGTATGGAGCATTGAATGAGCCGCAGGAGAAACCAAAAGAGAAGAAACCAGGACTGGATCACTACACCGTGTCCCAGTATTCATTCGAGAAGCGTCTCCCAGAGGACTGGCTGAAAGAACAATGCTGCCTGCAGACAAAGAAAGACCGAAACGGAGTCCAGTATTTATACATACCATACTTTGATGCAGAAAGAAATCTGGCACTGCACCGTAAGAGATACGGCGGAAAGCAGTTCCGGTGGGAATATGGAAAGACGGACAGGCTGTGTATGTATGGATTATGGCAGATAGAAGCCATAAGGAATATCGGATATGCAGCACTGGTCGAGGGCGAGAGCGATTCCCAGTCCATGTGGTACATGGGAATCAGCACACTCGGAATACCGGGAGCGTCCATGATGCGGGCAGACTGGGCAGGAGTCCTGCAGGATTTGAAACTTTATATCCATGTAGAGCCGGACAAAGGCGGGGAAGCATTCCTCGCAAAAGTCACAAGGGCACTCCGGGAAGGAAAGTTCGTAGGAGAAGTATACAAATGGAGCTGTCGGACACTCGGATGCAAGGACCCATCGGAAGTTTATATGAAGTATGGCAAAGAGGAAGCGGCCGAGAAGATCCGAAAAGCAATCAGCAACGCAGAGCAGATAGACATCGAGGAAGATAACATCCCAGAAGCAGTCGAGGGAGCACCCGTGAACTTAAGACAGCCGGAAGGTTGGATTTATTCAGAAAAAGGAATCAGCGTGATCGATGAAAAGAAGTACGCACCAGTCATGGTATGCAGAACCCCGATCATTATCACGCAGCGACTGCGGAGCATGGAAACAGGAGAGGAAAAGATAGAGGTAGCATTCAAGAGGGATGGGCAGTGGCACAAGGCAATCTACCCACGAAGTACCATCTTCACATCCAGAGCCATCACAGCACTGGCAGACTTAGGATGCACCGTCACATCGGAGAATGCAAAGCACATCGTAAAATTCTTGGCGGCACTGGAAGCCGAGAACATAGACATCATAAAGAAAGCAGACTCCACAAGTACATTCGGATGGCAATCCGGAAAGCGGTTCGTGCCAGGGCATGACAAGGACATTGTTCTGGACATTGACCCATCGCAGAGGGGCATGGCAGCGGCATACTGCCAGAACGGAACAATGGCGGACTGGCTCAAAATGATAAAGCCACACCGAAGCAGAGACAAGTTCCGGTTCATACTGGCGGCCAGTTTCACAGCACCGCTCCTGCGGATCATAAAGCAGCGAATATTCTTCGTGTACAACTGGGGCGGTTCAAAAGGCGGAAAGACCGCAGCACTTAAGGCAGCACTCTCCGTATGGGGCGACCCGGAAAGACTGATGGTAAATTTTAACGCAACACAGGTAGGCTTGGAGAGAACCGCATCCTTTTACTGCGACCTTCCGCTCGGAATTGATGAGCGGCAGTTGGCAGGAAACAACCAGAACTCACTGGAAAAAATCGTGTACATGATCGCCAGTGGTACAGGAAAGATACGAGGGGCAAAGAGCGGCGGTATCCAGGCAACACAGACATGGAGAACCGTGGCACTGGCAACCGGAGAAGAACCACTATCAACAGAAACATCGCAGACAGGTGTAAGCACCCGTGTGCTTGAAATATATGGCGGACCATTTGACGATGAGAGGGAAGCCTCCGTCATGCATCAGCAGTCTGGAATGAACTGCGGATGGGCGGGGCCGGCTTACATCGGAATGCTCCTGCACACAGATGAAAGAAGCATCACGGAGAAATACGATGAAATGATGCAGTATGTGTACCAGATCAGTAAAGGAAAGAGCGGATCACACATAGCGGGCATCGCAGCGGTGGCACTGGCAGACGCAATCATCGACACATGGGTCTTTAATAACGGAGAATGGCTGAAACGGTACGAAAATGGAGAATTTGATACGGAATCAGCCAAAACAAACACGGAAAACCTGCAAATCGACCCGGAATCATGGGAAAGAGCCAAAGAGATGGCAAGGAACATCCTGCAGGAGCAGATGAACGCAGACACCGGAGATGTAAACGAGAATGCCACGCAGTACATCGTGGACTGGATACTGTCAAACAAGGACAGCTTCGGGGAGAAGGCCTTCGGAACGTGCCTTGGTATGATCCAGAACAAGAACGCATACATCTTCCCATCCATGCTGACGCAGGCACTCACGAAAGCAGGGTACTCATCCAGAAAGACACTGAAATACCTTGCAGATAAGGGTCTGATCGGAGTATCAGTCCTTAAGGATGGCAGCACCAAGAACTCCGTAACAAAATGGTTTAACAACCGAAACTGTCGCTTTGTGGAATTCCACCTGGGCGACCTCGCAGAGGAAAAGGACCCATTACTGGAGGAGGAAGAAATCGCAGAGCAGATGAAACCGCAGCAGATGAATCTGCCGGGAATGGGTGACGGATGGCAGACCATACCCGATGAGGAAGCAGATAAGCTGCCGTTCAATTAGTCACAGAATTTGCGATTTAGTCACAAAAACCATGGAGCAGAAAAAATTGTGTGACTGGAAATTATGTGACCAAAATCGCTAAAAAGTTATAAAAAACCTTAAAAAACCGCACACCTAAAATTAGGTGTTTAGTTAGGTGTTCGGTTAGGTGTTTAGTAAAAAACCCAGTAAAATCAAGGCTTTTAATAACATCTAAACACCTAAAACACCTAAATCACTATTTTTATTGTATTTACGGAAAATTGTGTGACTGCATGAAGGGTTAGTCACAGAAATCACTAAAAAAACATGGTGTATTTCAAAAATTAGGTGTTAGGTGTTTAGTAACCCCGATAAAGCCAGTAAAATCAAGGGTTTCACACCGCACACCTAAATGAACACGTAGGTGTGCGGTAGAAAAATGGAGCATTAGGTGTTCGGAGACAGAAAGGGTGGTGCGAATGGAAGATGAAAGCATCCAAAAGGATGAAGAAAAGCTGAAATCGCTACTGGAGACACTGAAAAAGAATGACGAGAATGTGCCAAAGGAACTCCTAAAGACCAAGTACAAGAAACCGTACCGGGAACTGAAGGATAGCATCAAGGAAGTAGCGGATCAGATCTCCGGCAGGAGAATCAGACAGGACATCGTTATAAAAAACGATGATGCCGGACAGGTTCTCATAAAGCAGATACAGGAAATGCTTGAGGAAAAACGGAGAGCCGGAACAGGCAAGGAACTCGGCAGGACACTCTACAAGGAATACAGTGTCGAGAAATTCCTACAGGTGGTGGAAGTAATCAGAATAGCAGTCTGGAATCTGTGGATACCTTACTGGCAACAACACTGCTGCTTATACGCAGCACCGGAGTGCTTCGATGAGGACGGACCGCCACCGAAGATTTATAACGATCTGACAAAAGAGTTCCTTGTAGACCAGGAACAGAACATCTGGGAGAAGAAACCAGAGTGGGAAACAGAAAGCAGAATGATCATCACAGCCGGAGCGTGCCACATTCTGGCTGAGGGATTAAAGAATAAGGAGGAAGCAGATGGGATGCAAAGCAGCGATACCAACAGATGAGTACCACGGATGGGAGTGCGAAATAACAGAGGGAGCGTGCATGTTTTTACACCCAGACAGTAAAAGATGTGCCAAAGAATACGGCGAAGGACCAGATGCAGTAGAACAGGAGGAGCAAAACAATGGATAACAGACAGGCAAACATCAACAGATTTGAAGCAGAGATGACAAAGGTAACAAGAGACGGAGTGGACAAGCTGATGGCATTTATCAGAAAGAGTGATATGTACGCAGCACCTGCAAGTACCAGATTCCACCTTTCAGTGACAGGCGGACTGCTGCAGCACTCACTCAATGTACTGGATGCACTGAGGGCGAACCTCACAAAGAACGATGACGGCACATACTCATACGAGGTCGCAGGAGTTCCGGCAGCCAGAGTGACAGAGGAAAATGTGATCATCATGGCACTGCTCCATGACATCTGCAAGACCTACTTCTACACAACGGAAATCAGAAACCGCAAGGTCAATGGAAAGTGGGAGCAGTACGAAGCATTCGCAGTGGATGACAAAATCCCATACGGACACGGAGAAAAGTCAGTAATGATGATCGAGGAATACATGAAGCTTCAGCCAGTGGAACGATATGCCATCAGATGGCACATGGGATACACCGAAGCCGATACCTTATCATTTAACAATGCCATCGACAAGTACCCGATGATCTGGGCACTGCATTCCGCAGACACACAGGCAAGCCACTTCATGGAAGCCAACGAAGGAAACAAACTGGCATACGCAGACAACGGATCAGCGGAATACGCAGATCAGCCGACCA